AGATTTGGATGCTACTGAACAGATGCAGGCTGATAGATATTTAGGGGTGTCATGATCTGGCAACCAACCACAGTAGATGGGGTCGAGGTTGCGAACGTGTGGAAATGCTCATTGGAGGGATTATGAAAAAACTTGTAACAAAAGGATGGTTATGGATTTTGGTGATGCTGCTCACAGCATTTTTCTGGCCTGAGATATCCAGTGCAACACCTAGTTGGAATCGGAGCATCACTGTCGAGTGGTCATACGATACTCCATCTGACCTCAGCCTGACTGGGTTCAAACTCTATCAGGAAGGTCAACCAACCTGTGAATGGAGCGTTCCGATAGCCAGGATTGGCACCTGCGATGTTGTGCTGACGGCGAAGATTACCAGGTACACCCTCTCTGCACTTTTTAGCGATGGGCAGGAGTCTCCGCAATCTGACCCTTATCTGTTCATTGACTGGGGTCCGAAGCCGAGGATTACCAACATTACAGCGAAGTGATGGCAAATCTTCTGCTCATCTTTGCTCTGTTCACACTCTCAGCCTGTGCTCCAACGCCCGGAGGAAGTTTTCTTCCAGGAATTGATCATGAAACAAGACTTGTAGATATTCCTGATCTGGAAATTCACGAGGTTCTTCTTCCTGTAGCAATGGCAAAGTGCCACTGGGAGATGCTGAAAGAGCGGCCAGTCTTCACCCTTATCTTCTTTGGTGGGATCTGGGCCTGCGCTGATGTAATCCCGGACGGTAAGGGGGGAGTACAGAGATGTGAAGTCTGGGCACCGAGCTTTCTGATGAAGCATGAGCTTGAGCATTGCAAAGGAGGGGCTGACAAATGGTATTAAAATTCAAAGGGGAAATTATGAAAAAGAGCTACTTGATAATTGCCATTCTGCTTCTGCTGACTTCCTGCACAATCAAAAATGCTGAGTACACATTCAATCAGGGCGCACCAGATTGTGCTCAACCGCAGGTCGTAGCCCGTGGCCTCTCAGAATCTCCAGGTAACCAGACCGGGGCAGGATCGACAAACAGCGGCGGCGCAGGGAACACGGTCATTATCATTGAGGAAACCAACCAGGACTCCAACTCAGACCTTGATGCAAGTGGTGTGATGGATGCTATGGCTAACAAGGTTAAGAGCATTCTCCCGAGCCTGCCATCGCTTAATCCAACCGATAAGGTTGTGCCTCCGGCAGTCGAGGAAGAAATTGCCGAACCCGAAGCCCTCGAAGATGCGCCGGCAGGCACAGTTGAAGAGGTGGACTGATGAGATGGCTGGTCGTTCTCTTGGCATTGCTCCTGGCATCAACCGCAGGGGCGCAAGCAATCCCAACGTCTCTCGCAGAGTGCAACGCTCTTTGTAACCAATACTTTCCAGGCGGCTCGGTTGTTCCTCCGGTAACGCCTCCTGTCGTGCCGCCGACCGGCAAGGTCTGCACGATGCCGATTACATTTGAGCGAGACAGCGATCAAGGCAACGGCGCGGCGGCGATCCTATTTCGCACACTGCAAGCAGGATCAATTACAGCCGTGTCGGTAAATGGCGAGGTTGCACGACTGGGCAAGCCATACAAGAACGCCCCTGTTTTCCTCATGAGCAAGTCCGGGGATCAGTATTCCAGGCCGCTGAAGTTCGTCGTTCAGACCAGCGACGGCCAGACCTGTACGGCTGTGAGTGGGTCGAGCGATACACCTGCCGGGCCGAGCACTCCGACGATCGGGTACAGCAAAAGCAAGGTGTTTACGAGCTACGGTGAAAGGAACGGGGGGAGAAAGGCTTGGAGAATCTCGGGGAAAGGCCCGTCTTACGGTAGCCAGATCAAATTCGTTTTCGCCAGCGGGAAAGAGTACACAATAAAGAACACCTCCAAGAATTGCCGTGGGAATAATCCCGATACCTGCGATATACCGTCATCTCAAAATAAAGATGGATTCGTCTACAAGCCAGGAATAGGTCCGAACGGCGAAGGTGACAAAGATACTGGCACCAGCCACGGCGGTATCTATCTTCATGCTGCATACGGCGATAAGAGCAATACCGTCACCATGTATTACAACTGAGCGCAAATGACAACCTGCGAAAATTGCGGACACAGGTATTACGGAGGCTATTGCCCGGTATGTGGGTATCCTAGCGACGAGGATGATTGTTGAGGCTGACAAGCCTCCCTGGAGGGAGAAATGAAACGATTTGTATGCCCAGTCTGTGAAGATGGCAAAACCGTTGAGGATGAAGTGAAGGGAACGACCTGCGAGTGTGGTGGTGTCATGGAAGAAGGAAAGCCTGACCTTTTTGATGAGGTTGAATACATTGAGCCGTGCATGATCTGTAGAAACAGGAACAGCGACAAGTGCAAGGGGTGTTACCGGGAATAAATCTCAAGAGAGGTTTGCCGATGAGAGTCATTGCTGAGGATAGCCTGCACATGGAACCAAGAGACGAAGATGGTATTCACGCAGTCAAGGACCGCTACTGCAAGGAAGAGGGCCCCTGCTTCTCGTTCGACTGCAACGGCAGGGCGGATAAATCCTGCGACTGGTTCAGGAAACAATCAACAGGTGTAAAGCTGTGCGAAAAACCATAGGAGAGACATGGAAATCACAATCACGATAAATATCGGCGAGAAATCAATTGAACTGACAGTGGCAGAGGCGATTGAACTTCATGCGGCACTTGCCGGGATGTTTACCAAGAATGCGCCTTCTCCGGTATATGTTCCCCCTTCGTACCCTCATAAATTAGGGCCTGCGCCATTTCAGCCGTTTCCGCCGATATATGGCCCAGTCAAGATAGATCATCCATGGGAAATTAAATGTACCGACAGGGCTGAATGATGGCTATCAAGGCAATAATCCTCATTCTCTTACTCGCCACCTCAGCCCAAGCCGAACTGGCCCGGGTGACGCGAGTAATCGACGGCGACACAATCGAAGTCACACTTTCCGGGAAAACGGAATCAATCAGGCTCTATGGCGTCGACAGCCCTGAAATAAAACAAGCGTACGGAATGTCTGCAAGAAATTTTACAGAGACCTTTGTAAACGGCAAAATGGTCGACATCATATTTACCGGCGACGGCGGGTGGGGGCGAAGGTCGGCAATCGTGATGTACGGCACGCAGAACCTGCAAGAGCAGTTGATCCTCGCCGGTTACGCCTGGGTATACCCTCAGTATTGCCGGAAATCATTCTGCACGGCATGGAGCACACTGCAAGGCATCAGCGCGGGCAACCGGGTCGGACTGTGGGCACAGCCTGCGCCGGTTCGGCCTTGGGAGTGGAGGCGATCACAATGAGCAGGGTTTTGCATGTTTGCCCAAAATGCGGAGAGCAGGGTGATTACTCAGACTTTCACGATTCCTGGTTTTGCGCTGTATGTGACGAATGGCTTGACGAAAAATGTGCAGATCAGGAGTGCGAGTTTTGCCAGATTCGCCCTACCATGCCATCGTTAGGAGAGATATGAACCATTTTCCAGAGCCAAAATTCGAGTTTATCAAGGGCGGCATCCAGTCCAGACTGCTTGAAGACTGGGTGTATCAGATTGGTAATAGCAGACCGATAATCATCCCGGAAGGGTTTGAGACCGACTTTGCCAGTGTCCCGCGCCCCCTCTGGCCGATAGCCTCACCGATGGGAATCCTTCGTTATGGCTCACTTCCTCACGACTTCGGATATCAGCATGGCTATTTGCTCACGCCCGACTTTGGAGACTACAACCCCGGCACAAGGGCAGAGGCGATCATGAACGGCCATAAATACGCCTTCGGTGGAAACATCCCGGTCTGTATCGGAGAGACGCGGCAATTCTTTGATGCAACCCTGCGAGATGTGACCATCGCGGCAACCGGGGCGAAGTATCGGGCATGGGGAGCGTATTGCATGGTCAGGCTCGGCGGCGGCATTCCGTGGGCGAACTATCGCAAGGTTGGCCCGACTGCGTACAACACCAATTCACTTGGCATCCCAGGAGTGTGAAATGAGCGAAAGCAAATTTAAGACAATGCGACACATTGAGACAGTCAGGAATTATATCGGAACTGTCATAAAGGAATTACTGGTAAGGGCTGAAGGTCATGACCAAAGCAAGCTGCAGTCCCCCGAAGTTGAAATATTTGAAATATATACTCCAAAATTACGTGAATGCACCTATGGCTCTGAGGAGTACAAAACCTACCTAAAGGAAATGCAGGTTGCCCTTGACCACCACTATTTTATGAATCGGCATCATCCCGAATACTTTACGGTTGGGCCAGAGCATAATGGGCCATGGGTGCAATCTCCACTTGAACGGATGACGCTGGTTGATCTGGTTGAAATGCTTTGCGACTGGAAGGCAGCGACTTTGAGACATGCTGACGGTGATATCATACAGAGTGTCAACCAAAACCAGGAAAGATTCGGGTACTCAGATGAACTGCGAATGATCCTGGCAAATACAGCGAGGTGGTTGAATGCAACCGACACGAAACATCACGCGGATGAATCATAGGGGCATGAAATGATACTCAGAGACGGAACAGAAACGAGCGACCCAAGACTTGACAGGCTGGTGCAATTCGACCCGCGCTCTCTGTCGTTTGGGGTGACCGAGGCGATACTTGAAAAAACCCTTGCATGGGATGGACTGGAAAAGATTTCCAAGGTGCGAATCAAGGCACCGGGCAACCATCTCGATCAAGGCCGAGAAGGGGCCTGTGTCGGCATGGGTCTGACGAATGCCATGCGCTACGAGCCGAATATCGGTAATCTTGAAACCTACGACGAGCGGTTTGCCATTGAGCAAATCTACTGGGAAGCGCAGAAAAACGACCCATTCCCCGGCGGCGAGTATCCCGGTGCATCCCCGCGCATGGGCGGAACGTCCCTACTTGAAGGCGTGAAACAACTCAAGCGCCTCGGGCTGATCAAATCATACCGATGGGCGTTTTCCATTGATGAACTGATTCTCGGCCTCGGCTATTTCGGAACGGCGGTTGTGGGAATCCCCTGGTACTCCCGAATGTCCGAGCCAGAGTCTGACGGACGTATCCGCATCGGCGGACCAATCGACGGTGGGCACTGCGTGGCGGCAACTTGGTACAACAAGTACACCGGGGCGGTAGGCATCGCTCAGTCGTGGGGAATGGAACACGGCGTGGACGGGGAGGTCTGGATCGTGGCCGACGAAATGGATAGACTCCTGCATGAGCACGGAGAGTGCGTGTTTTTGGAAAAAGCGTGATTACGCCGGCTGGAGGGTCGGAAAGGTTGAGCGAGATGGCAGAGAATCGAGACTTGGAAGTGGTGGAAATGGAAGAAGTCTATGACCACGAAAAGTATCAGAAACGACAGAACAGCCTCACCGCTGACGACCTCGCCAGCATAACTTCCATCATCGAAGATACTGTCGGCCGGCGAGTCCCTCATGCTGGAATAACTTGCCGATTTGGAGATATCACACATGAAGACTTGAAGGCAATGGTTGACTCGCATAAAAAATTCAGTGCGGCAATGGATGATAGCAAAACAATCGCTAGGAGATTTCTTGTTATTTCAATCCTCACTGGTATGGGGGGAATAGCCCTTATCGGCTGGTGGGAAACCGTTGTCAACAATGTCAAAAAAGCCCTTACAGGAAATTGATATGAGCACAGTCCAACGAATCCAGGAACTGCTCGACTGCGCTGTCCGAGTGCCTGAGAAAGATGATGCAGGTATTATCACAGCTACTGGTATTGATGCAACTGTAAGAATTAAAGCTTTACAAGATTGTTTGAAAATTGCCCAAGATGAGGAAGAGAAAGATGGCCACTCTTGAAACAATAAAGAAGTGGTTGATCAGGATCAATGGGCATGAGGGAGGCTATACCAATCGTTCTCCGAAAGCTGATCCTGGAGGCGAAACTAAGTGGGGGATCAGTAAACGATCTTATCCATATTTGAATATTAAGAGTTTAACTCTTGAACAAGCCGCAGGCATTTATTTAACAGATTTTATTACACCTATTTCTTCTCGAACATTACCAGACGGTATTACGTTTCAATTGATTGATTTTTCTGTTCATAGTGGTATTCGTAAAGCAGTTAAAGAACTTCAGCGATATATGAATATTATTATTGGTGGAGAGAGAGTTAAACCAGATGGGATAATAGGTCCATATACACGAGCGAAGATATTATCATTTTCTGATTCAGATTTGGTGATGATTATTACTGCTGCTAGAATAAAGTTTTTGAAAGACCTTTCTAACTGGCAAGAAAATAATCGTGGTTGGATGGATCGAATTGCAAACAACCTGCTCTACGGAGCAGAGGATACAGACTGATGTATGAGCTAATTATTGACCCTTTCCTCTGCGCCGCTTGCGGCAACTGCGACCGGTGGCTGCCGGGGCTGCATCTGAAGACCACCGGTAATCGGTTGCTGGTCAATGAGAATAACTCGATCGTTGATTTCGTTGCAATTTTCCGCGCAATAGGTGATTGTTACATGGACGCACTGACCTTGAGGAGACTAGATGGCCGACCAGCTTGACCGCGCCTGGGAGTTGTCGGAACTGCACTTGAAGCAGTTGCTGCTGAACCGTCCGCAGATGCAGGGCGAGTCTCGGACTCACTGTCTGGAGTGCGAGGAGCCTATCCCCGAGGGGCGCAGACGGGCGGCGCCGGGGTGTCAATATTGTGTACAGTGCGCTGAGGAGATGGGGGGATGAGTTACGAATTTAATTACACAGCACCACCTACAGTGTCGAAATTTATGCGCTCCGACGCGTTCTTTCGAGCCATAAAAGGACCTGTCGGGAGCGGAAAATCAGTAGGTTGCATCATTGAGGTGTTTCGCCAAGCTATGCTGATGCCTCCGTGCGCCGATGGTATTCGGCGATCGCGATATGTCGTAGTCAGGAACTGTTACGACGATCAGACAGAGATTCTAACCGAGCAGCGTGGATGGGTGCCATTTAAGTATCTGCACCCAGAAGACAAAGTCGCGACCCGGGTAGATGGGGTGCTCACGTTTGAGAAGCCGTCTTACTACCATGCTGCGCCATACAAGGGGGACATGATCAACATCGTTAATGAGGATGTCGACCTTTGCATTACGCCCGACCACGAGTTGTGGGTATCTACGCGGCGCACACGTAAAAAGATATGGTTCGATTATGAGCATGTGCCGGCGCAGGAGATTGAAGGTATCGGCGAACTTCACCGGATGACTTCTATCTGTGATTGGAAGGGCGAACGACCGGGCCATTTGCCAGTATACTGGGAGTTTCTCGGCTTTTGGTTCGCACAGGGGTATGCCGGAGTGTATCCTCGGACAGATACACGAGGGAATCACTATAGACTAACAATGACCCACAGAACGCACGACAGGGAGTATGTAGCGAACCTGCTTGCCGCGGTGGGATTCACTTGGAATGAATTGCAGAAACAAGGGTGTTTAGACTTTGTTGTGTCTACCAAGGAACAGTGGGTAAAGGACTTGATCATTGAGCTTTCTCAGTATGGTAAGTCGACAACGAAAAAACTTCCTCAGTATATAAAGGACGCTCCGAGGGAATATGCGGCAGCATTTATAAAAGGTTTTCAGCGAGGAGACGGCGTTCACAAAACCGGGAAGCATGATGTGGACAGGCTGTACTCCTCATCGAAAGATCTCATTAATGATCTGCATGAAATGATCATTCGATCTGGAAGGGCTGCGCGACTGACGACATGCCATCAAGCCGGCACTATGCAGATATCTCCTGCACATCCGATATATAACAGCAGCGAAGGTTATTGCTTAACTATCCGACAGCCTAAACGAGAGAACCCAATTATTCGGTGCAACAACTGGAGCCGAGCGGAATATGATGGAATGGTATACTGCGTTACAGTGCCAAGTCATGTCGTTTTGGTGCGCAGGAACGGGAAAGCAGTGTGGAGCGGCCAAACCCGCCAGCAACTAAAAGACACCACGTTACGCAGTTGGATTGAGTGGATCAAACCAGGAGTCTTCGGAAAATGGAAGGAATCTGAAATGATCTTCCAGTTGAGGTTTAAGGATGTAGAGTCCGACATTATGTTCAGGGCGCTCGACTCTCCAGAGGACGTTCAGCGAGTGCTTTCTATGGAGGCCAGTGCAGCATGGATAAATGAGGCCAGAGAAATCCCCTTGGAAATTCTTCAGGCTATCATGAGCCGGGTTGGCAGGTTTCCAAGAAGAAGTGATGTACCTGAGTACCGCAGTTTTGTACTGGCCGATACCAACCCTCCCGAGTTTGAGAGCATGTGGTATAAGATCCTCGAGCACCAGCCGATAGAAGAGAACAACCCCGATTCAGTGATGGAGGTAGATTCGTTCCATCAGCCGTCCGGGACTTCGCTGGAAGCCGAGAACGTGGAGAATCTCCGACCAGATTATTACCAGGAACTCGCCAAAGGCAAAACCAAGGCGTGGGTAGATACCTACGTGCATGGATTATATGCTCCCTCATTGTCAGGAAAGCCAGTCTATCATGCGACCTTCAGGCGGGACCGTCACGTATCGAAAACACCGCTGCCGATTAATCCATATCTACCTGTAATTGTTGGACAAGATTTTGGGCTCACCCCCGCAGGCCTATGGATGCAGATGCAGGAGGACGGACGAATATTTGTCTTGCGGGAAACACCGGCGTTCGACATGGGCACGAAGCGGTATATTAGAAGTCGGTTTCGGCCGATGCAGATGACGACCTTTCCTACCAATCCGATCGTCGTGATCGGTGACCCCTCCGGTGTGCGGCGAGCGGACTCTGATGAGGGCACGAGTTTCAAGGAGTTCAAGGACGCTGGATACATCGCCAAGCCGGCGTCGACTAACGACCCGGAGGTCAGGATAAAGGCCTTGGACGAATTGTTTTCCATGTACCCAGACGGTGAGCCTGCCATTCTCATTGACCCTGCCTGCAAGTCGTTCATCGGGGCCATGGCTTCCAGTTATCGATACCCTCGCAAAAAGCAGGCGTTTGGTGAGGAATATGGCGAGAAGCCAGACAAGTCTCATCCCTGCTCGCATCTCGTAGAGGGCGGACAATATGGTGCGATGTTCCTCACCGGCAGGAAATATGACCCCGCTGATTACACAGTTTATGATGACCAGTTTAATCCACTGGCTACCCACAACCCATACAGACCTGCTCAACGCGAGGGATACTAAATGGCAAAATACAACTTCGATGAACTGTCCAAGCTCGGCACCCACCTGAAGGGCACCCTCGCCCAGTTCATCAACGACCGGGCTCTCTGTGAGGCGCAGTGGTTGAAGAATCTACGCCAGTACCTCGGCAAATACGACCCGGATATCCTCCAGTATATCCAGGACGAGCGAAGTCACGTCTATCCTCGAGACACCAAGGTCAAAATCAAGGGCGGGGTGGCCAAGATGATGGAGATGATGTTCCCGAGCCAGGACCGCAACTGGACCCTGAGTGTATCGCCATCCCCCTCTATCCCCAAAGACGCCCTTGAGAACATCCTCGCCAACCTGCAGCAGAGCGGGGAGCCGGTCAGCAGCGAGACGATCGAGCGGGCGGTCAGGGAGTTCGCCGAGGATCGCAAGGGCAGGATGGAGACCGAGATCGCCGACCAGCTCTCAGACGCCGATGTAGACTATCCGCAGCTTTGCAAACAAGTCACCCGCAGTGGCTATATTTACGGCTTCGGTATTGCTCGTTGCCCGATGGTCAGGACCCAGAAAGAACGCTACTGGGAAATGGATCCGGTTACCGGTGTTTACGCCGCCAAGGAGAAGACCATCCGCCGGCCGTACCCCGAGGATGTGCGGATATGGGACTTCTACCCCGACCTCTCAGCCAAGCGGTGGAAAGAGCAGGACGAAGTGTTTGAAAGATCGGTACTCAGTCGCCACGACTTACGTGAGTTATCTAAGCGGGAAGATTTCATTGGGCATGTCATCAAGCAGTATATCAGGGATCATCCTACTGGTAACTACATGGCCAAGTCCTACGAGGCAGAGTTGCATATCCTCGATAAGACGGCGAACCTCGCTGATCGCACTGCTCGCAGGTATGAAATCTATCGCAGTCTTGGTTTCAGGACGGGGCATACCCTGCAGAGCGTTGGGGTAGACATTCCGGATGATGAACTCGATACTGACATCCTCGCTGACATCTGGTTCATCGACGACGTTGTGATCAAGGCCGTAGTCGCCCCCTTCGGCAAACGCCCCTCCGACCAGTATCACGCCTTCATCTACACCGAGGACGAGGACAGTGGCCTCACCGGTGTCGGGATGCCGGAGGAGATTAGGGATTCACAGATGTCGATCTGTGCATCTACCAGGGCGCTGATGGACAATATGGCAGCAACGGCTGGCCCCATCCTCGAAGTCAATGTCGAGCTGCTGGCCAGGGGGCGTAAGAGCATCGGACCTATCCATCCGTTCATGACCATAGAACGTGAGGGCGACGGGGTCGCTGCTCAGTATCCAGCAGTGCGGGCAGTCACGACCCAGTCGCATGTTGCCGAGATCCTCAGTATCATCACCATGCAGCGCCAGCAGTTGGACATCGAGAGCAATCTGCCGGCCTACACCATGGGGGCGATGCAGCAGCAACCGCTCGGCGAGGCGTTCAGGACCTCGAACAACATGAGCATGATGATGGGCTCGGCGAACATGGTGACGAAAGACACCGTCCGGGCCTTCGACAAGTTCACCACATCACTGGTCGGATCGATGCTGCAGTGGAATATGGAGTTCAATCCGGAGGAAGAGATCAAGGGGGATTATCAAGTCCTGGCCAAGGGTAATCTCTCTCTGGTTGCCAAGGAAGTCCGCGGCGCCGCCCTCGACCAGTTCGTCTCCACCCTGACTCCGGAGGAGCGGGCCATCCTCGACACCTACGGCCTGCTGATCGATCGCCTCAAGGCCCGGGACCTGCCGGTGGATCGGATGCTGCCGGAGACTGAGGCCAAGCAGGTACTGGCCGATATGCGGGCCGCTGCCTCGCAGGCCGCCCAGGTCGAGCAGGGGCTGACTACTGCCAAGACTGAGGCCGCCACCGCCTCGGCTGAGAAACAGCGCACCGACGCGCAGGTAGTAGCAGCAACTGCTGAGGCCACGATCCAGGAAATCCTGTCGCGGGTCGAGCAGAACCTGGCCAATGCCAAGACAGGGCAGGACAAGGTGCAGTTGGAAAATCTGAAAACCTTACTACTTACCGCAGTAAAACCGCAAGAGGGGGAGAAGAAAAATGGCAAACAAGGAAAGGGAAGCGGAAATTGAAGACATTCTCAAGACTTACAAGACCGCCGAGCCGGTGCAGTTGTTCCTCGAACTGTTCCAGCTTCGGCGTGACAGGCACCGCGACAAGTTGGAGGACGGCGAAAATGCCGAAGCTCGCGGAAAATCGCAGGAATGTAAGTCGCTGATACAGCTTTTTGATTGACTTTTACAATAAAATATTGTTACGCTTCTAACAAACCGGAGAAACAATGGAAAATACAGAACAAGATACGACTTTTACTGATTTCGACCTCGCCTTCGAGGCCACCGCCGGACTGCCGGATCCTGATAAAAAAGAGGAAGGCTTCACCGAGCCTCCCGTAGACTCGCCCGAAACTCCCCCGGAGCCTCCTGCACCGCCAGAGCCTCCGCCGGTCGATCCTCCCGTTGACCCACCGGTAGTGCCTGAGCCTCCGATCGCGCCGCCCGCACCCACCGTAGACGAGATTGCCGCCAAGGCCGCTGCCAAGCTCGCGGCTGATGCCCAGGTCAAGGCTGACAAGGAAGCCGCTGACGCCGCAGCCAAAGCTGCTGCCGATGACGCAGCCGCTCGCACCAGCAAGGAGAATGTCTCCGCCGACGAGCAGGTCATCCTCGACACGCTTGAGGCCAATTTCCCAGAGGTCACCGCCGCCAACGCCGTGCTCTCTCGGGTGATCTTGGCCAGGGTTGAGAACATGGTTGAGCAGCGGGTCAACGCCGTTCTCGCTCAGCTCGCCCCGATCGCAGCAGTAACCCAGAACGTCGCCCGCAATGCCCACGAGCAGGCTATCCTCGCCAAGCACCCGGATGCGTTCACCACGCTTCCGCAGGTCGAGGCCTGGGTCGATTCGCAGCCGAAGATTCTGAAGGCCGCTTATAACCAGGTCCTCGACAACGGCAACACCGACGACATTATCGAATTGTACGATGTTTTTAAGAAGGATACCGGGAGCGCACAGACACCGGGATCACCAGGCGCGGCGCCGGATGCTGCCGCCGCCAAAGCAGCAGCAGAGGCCGCTGCGAAGGAAGCCAAGCTCAAAGCCCAGGAAGGCATCAGGAGCAGGCAGACGACGCAGCAGAGTGGCATTGATGAGGACGACTTTGAAGGAGCGTTCGCACAGGAAGCCGCGAAAGCGTAACCCCACCATTCAGGAGGAGCAAGAATTATGACCACACAGACCGTCAGTGACATTTCTTATCGAACCGCAGGCAAGGTTGCCGCCGACCTGTTGAAGAGGGCCGACCCCGATCTGGTCATGCAGCCGTTCCTGCAGACCAAGCCCATCCCGCGCAACTCTTCGGATACCATTAAGTTCCGCAGGTATGAGGCCCTGGCCGCGGCCACCGCCGATCTGACCGAGGGCGTAACCCCGGCCGGCAGCGCCATCACCAGCACGGATTATCAGGCCACACTCGCCCAGATGGGCGACTGGGTCGGCATTACCGATAAGGTAGCTGATACCCACGAGGACCCGATCATCAAGGAGTACAGCGACATCCTGGCCAAACAGGCCGCCCTGTCGGTTGAGACCCGGCTGTTCTACATCATGCGGGCCGCTACCAATCGGTATTTCGCCAACTCGAACGTCAGGACCGATGTCAATACGACCCTGACCAAGACCCTGCAGCAGAAGATCACCCGCGGCTTCAAACGCCAGAACGCCTCGGTCATCACCAAGAAACTCTCCAGTTCAGCGAACATGGAGACGGTAAACGTCAAACCCAGCTTCATTGCTTTTGTCCATCCGGATATCGAGGATGTTGTTCAGAAGATGGCCGGGTTTAAGGACGTGGTGGACTACGGTTCAATGGTCGGCTACCCGACCGAGATTGGCTCCGTCGGCAATGTTCGCTATCTCACCTCGACGGTCTTCACTCCATGGGCTGACGGCGGCGGTGACAAGGCCGGTTCCGGCACCACGATGATCTCCACGACAGGTGTTAAGGCTGATGTCTACCCGGTGATTTACATCGCCGCTGACTGCGCGGCCGTCACCCCGCTCAAGGGTGCTACTGCTCTGACCCCGTTCGTCAAGAACCCGGGAATCGTCAGTGACTCCGACAAGCTCGGTCAGCGAGGGCACATCGGCTGGAAGACCTACTTCGCAGCGTTAATTTTGAACCAACTGTGGTGTGCTTGCGCAGAAGTGGCCATTCCTGAACTGTAATATCTGAGGGGGGCTCCGGCCCCTTTCTCTTAAAAATTTAGCAGGAGGATTTCGATATGAGTTTGAACCACGCAGATCAGTATCAGAAAGTTGGGACCTTCGTTGTCGACGATCCGGTCTCCGCGATGAACGTCATCCTCGGCTGGCAGCCGCGGTACGTTCGAGCATTCAATGTCAATAATCTCGCATCCTATGAGTATTTCTCCGGGATGTCTGCAGGCACCTCACTCGACAACGGCAACCATGCCGACACTCAGTGGTCGGTTAACGCTGCCGGCTCGATTTCGTTGTATGCAGGAAGGGCGGCTGGGTCGACGATCACAGGCACCGTCGCTGTCACGGCTGGGTCCGCCACGGTAACCGGCACCAGCACCAACTTTATCGGCGAACTGGTTGTCGGAGATAAGATCATGGTCAACGGTGAGACCCGCGTAGTCGCCGCAATCGCTACGACCACCAGCCTTACCACGGAGACGACATTCGATGCCGCCGCCTCCACTGTATCGTGCTACGATATGTCAGGCAAAGGCCCCGGGTTCACGCTCGGTACTGACATTTGTGACACCGCGGCCGACGTAGTTCGCTGGCTGGCTCTCCGCTAACCCCCTTACCTGTTCAGGCGGGCAAACACTACCTGATGGAGAAACTATGAGCAGACAAGAAGTTAAGACCCAGAGAGTAATTACCGATTATCTGGAAACATCCAATAGCGGGATGCCGACCATCGGCGGGCTCAACGCTACAGTAGCTGAACTCAACTATGCCGCCGACCTCTCGGCCCAGGACGCCATGGCTCCCGGGGCAGGCTTCGCCGGTACCGGCACGATTTACGAGAGCGCAGTTGAACGGGTCGGGGGTATGATCAAGACCACGATCCTGATCGATCTCACCGGCGCCAAGTCGACGACCACGGACCTCGATATCATCGGGCTCAGTGGTGTCTCACACATCGGCCAGTTTACTGCGGCCGTAAACGGGACGTACCTGGGAGGCAAGTTGACTTGTCTCGAGGCGCCTACTGGTGGTGTGACTGACATTGATCTCTATGCTGCCACCGAAGGCACCGGTGCCTACGATGGGGCGGTTGGTGACTTGGTAGAAACCGCTCTCGTTACGGCCGGAGGAGCATGGACCCTCGGGCTTACCAAACCGTTGCTTGTCGATGTGGCAGCCAACAAATATCTGTATCTCACCTCCGGTGCCGCAGGCACTGCGGCAACGTACACTGCCGGCAGGTTCTTGCTCGAGATCTGGGGCGTGTAATCTAGTCGAAAGGCACTTACAGGAGCAGGGGGGCGACTCCCTCTCTTGTGAGTGAAGTTCAACCGTAATTAAACTTTTAAGGGGGATGTATGACTGGAAATGAAGAATTTGAACTTGGTTTGACTGACATACCAAACGCACCACCGGAAGATGATGAAGTAGTTGTGAAGGTGAAAGGCAAGGGCGCCAAGCCGGCCGCGGAGCTCGCCAAACCCAAGGGCAAAGACACGGTCCGGATTATGATCGACGAAGTTCCCGGGATGAACAACTACGAGGTCGTCGGAGTGAACGGGAAAGTCTATCAGATCAAGCGAGGTATCCCTGTGGACGTGCCGCGGGAAGTCATGACCACCCTCGAGTCCTGCCAGATGACTGTCGTCGAGCAGAAGAAGAATAAGTACACCGGGGAGTCTGAAGATGTCACTCGGCATTTCTCGGCCGTCCCCTGGCGGCGGGTGTAAGGCATGACCCGGGCTGAGATGCTCACCGAGTTGTACGCGGTCCTCAATGCGGACTCCGCTTCGCCCCCGGCCGGGTGGAGTGAGACCGCTTTGCTCCGCTACCTTGCCGAAGGGCAGGATAAGTTCTGCGAGAGGACCGGCTATTTCCGGGACATTACCAACTACACCCTGACCCTGCAGACCGGCATCGCCATGTACGCCATCCCGGACCGGACGATTCAAGTCCTGGACATCTGGGACGGGACGAGGAAGCTCGGCAAGATCCTGCCCGACTCGACCACCGTCTCCGATGAATGGCCCGAGGACCTGGGGGCGACAGCGACCGGTCCGCCGGCGCAGTGGCGTACCGACCAGACCACAGGCTATATCCAGTTGATGCAGACACCGACAGCGGCTGAGAATGGGGATGTCCTGACGCTGCATCTCTGGCGGTACAGTAGATACGATCTGGCTGGGAGCGGGGCGGTGCCTGAAGGTGGTGGAACAGCCCCCCCTGCTGCTCCGGAGTTGCCGTCTCGCTTCCAGCTGGCTTGTGTGGAGTGGGCGGCCTATAAGGCGTTCAACATCCATGACATGGAGGCCCAGGACCCGGTCAAGGCCAAGGACCATCTCGACAATTTCAAGGGCTACGTCTCAGACGGCATCGCTCAGATGCGCAGGTACCACAACCAGGAAACCCGGGTCGGCATGGATCCGGCCTACAGGACCTGATTATGGCAAAGGCGAAGTTCGTACCCCTGCTGACAGCCACAACCGGGCTGAACAACGCTGTCGATCAGGTCCGCCTGACCTACGACCTGAAGACCGGGGTCACCGAATTGGCCCAGGCCGTCAATGTCAATATCGACCCGTCAGGGCGGCCGTCCCGGCGACTGGGCAGGACCCTGGTCTGGGCCGGCTCCGCCCGTTGTGGCTTCTCCGCCGGCGAGGTCTGCCTGTTCGTCAGCGGCAGCACCCTCTACCAGATGAGCCTCGACCGCACGGTGACCGTTATCCGCTCCGACTTGACTGCCGGGGCCAGGATGCGCTACCGCCAGATCGCCGACCGCATCTATTATATCAACGGCCACGAGAAGGGCTTTGTCCGCAAGGGGGTAGACAACCTCTGGAGCAAGGGCAACTACATCGCCCCCGGAGATACCGGCCGGGTCTACTCGGATCCTCCGAACGGCCATCTGGTCAGCTGGTTCGCCGGCCGCGCCCTGGTCGCTGTCGACAACGCCATTCTCGCCTCCGAGCCGTCGTTCTACGGCGTCTTCGATCGACACCGAGGCATGAAGCTGCTGTCGTCCAGGGTCACTATGATGCAGCCGACCACGCAGGGGTTGTGGGTAGGGACGACCACCGAGGTCGTTTTTTACCGTGGACAGCAGTGGGAGAAACTGCGCCGGGATAAGCCGGTAGCAGGCGGAGTGTTGGAAGGGTCGGATGACTGGTGCGATGCTGACAAGCTGAAGGCCCCCAAGGCGGTATTGTTCACTACTCCGGAAGGCATCTGCTCCGGCGATGAAAGCGGTCAGTTTACCAACCTGACCTTTAACAAACTGGTCTTCCCGGCGGGGCGCTATGCCAGTGCCGCAGTGGTCGGCGACAGATACATCGTACTTATTGAGGCATAATATCTAAGGAGAACACATTATGGCTACACGACTTTCCACCGGTGCTAGAAACGCGATGCTTTCCAAACACAGCTACCCGACCAAGATGATTACCGGTACGACCTTCGCTTTCGGAGATGGCACAGGTACAGGCTCTACCGACCGGATTACCGACTCCGATAATGGTTTTGTCGATGCCGGCTACGTTGCAGGAGACTATATCTCGGTTGCTGGCTCGACCTCGAACAACATCTCCGGGGTCAAGGTCTCGGCCGTCGCTGCAGGGTATCTCGAGATTCCGGCCGGCTCTCTGTCGACAGAGATCGCAGAAGACCCGGTCATCGTTGCTGCCGGCAGCAACGGCGGCTCATTCGACGAGATCTTCCGCAACTGCGTGATTGAGGTTTACTCCGGAGCCCAACCGGCCACCGCCGACCTCGCCGAGTCCGGCACCAAGCTGCTGCGGATCACGGTCGCCAGTGGCGCCTTCACCCCCGGCTCGCCGACCAACGGCCTGAACCTCGGCGATGCAGCCGCAGGTATCACCAGCAAGGAAACCGGCGAGGTGTGGAGTGGAGTTGGTCTTGCTGCCGGGACGGCAGGCTGGTTCAGGTGCTACTCGAACGCCTATGTAACCGGGGCCTCCGAATCTGCCGAGCGGTTTGACGGACTCTGCGGCGTTGGGGCCAACGAGTTGCGACTGTCGAGCCTGTCCATTGCTGTCGGGGCAACTACGACATGCGACACGGCGCAGGTGACTCAACCCTATCAGGCATAAGGAGTAGGACATGGCTGCTTCAGCATTCGCTGTATTTCACACGTTCAAGGCACGACTAGGGCAGAAGCTCATCGACCTTGACACGGACGATATCAAGTGCGCCCTGGTCGCGTCTACATGGACCCCGAACCTTGCTACTCAGGCGAATTGGGCGGACATCTCCGCTAACGAGATTACCGGGGACGGCTACACCGCCGGGGGGCTGGCGGTCACCAACGAGGCGTTCACGGATTCTTCCGGGACGGTTACATGGGACTGTGACGACCCAAGTTGGACCGCTGGGGCTTCGGGGATCGCCGCCAGGTATTGTGTCTTCTACGACAACACAGATGCCAACAAAACCCTGATTTGCTACAGCCTTCTCGACACGGCCCCGGCGGACCACAGTGTCACAAATGGACAGGTCTTTCTGATCACACTCCCGGCAACTGGCATCTTTCAACTGGCGTAAATTATGGCTCAGTTCCTCACGGATTTCTCTGAGTACACGACCGGGATACAGCCAGGAGATTGGACTGAACGGTGGGAGACGCTTGACGGCACTTCCATCGTAACGGACGATACTGCGATGGTCGGGGATAAAAAACTCCGGCAGACTGTCGTCGGCAATAACTACTATGTTTTGTCGTGGGGAGATGTTGGGAGTGTTGCCGATGTCGAAGGGCTGGTTAGATTTATTCCCGGGTCGGATGTAGACAGCATCTGTCGTGTGCTGTTACGAGGGTCTGGGTTTACTTCGACGAGGACGGCATACTTTGGGTATCTTCATGTCAACAGTAACTTCATAGGGCTACAGAAATACGTCAATGGTGTGTCCACGTCTTTAGGGACAGCGGCAATGACGTTGGCTGTTGATACCGCATACCTTATGCGGATACGAGCGAACGGTACCGATGTAAAACTGAAGGTATGGGCGGATGGCAGTTCAGAACCAGCTTCATGGGATATTGAGGTTACTGATTCTTCAGTAACTTCAGGGTGGGCGGGAGTTGGGCAGTACGGCACTTCGACACAAGACATAGATTGGGTATCATTCGCAACCGCTGGAGATACAGCGGAGTTTCCGCCAGTTCCCAGCGCTGACCCGCCTTCCGGCGAGATAACCATTACCGGGTCTGTGCTTGCTGTCGGTACCGCCCCCGGATCTGGGGCACTTACGGCAACACCAGGCACCCCGATCCCTGGCACGGCGCTTTCCGTTTCTCCCGCTTCTGGGGAAATCGTAATAAATGGGAGTACACCGGTACCAATAGGGGCGTCTTCCGCATTTCCGTACACGGTGCAGATGCGGATAACGGGGCAGACTCCGACAGTTTTCGTACCGTCAATCGCCGACCTCGTCGTCTCCCTGCCCCCGCTGTCCTCCTTGTTCGAGGCCAAGGGGCTCAACGCCTCGCTGCAGGTCACCCTGCCGGCTATCGCCTTCGTCGGCGAGACCAGTGCCCCCGGCTGGCTGGCTGTTACCTTGCCACCGGTCAGTGTGCTCCTCGGGGGAGGGAGCAGTCTGGTTGTCGATCTGCCGATGCCGGAGGTCCTGCTGACCGGGGCTGTCGGATCGATTGGCTCGCTGCATGTCGAGATGCCCAGTCTGGCGTTTTCGGCCGGAGCCGGCTCCGCCCTGTCCCTTGACCTGCCTCCGCTCGAGTCCCTGTTCACCGGCACCGTCGGCACCGCAGGGTCCTTGCATGTCAGCCTGCCACCGTTCGCCGCCCTGTTCGCCGGCACGGTCGAGAATAAGGGTGAGCTGGTCATCAACCTGCCCGGGCTGCAGAGCCTGTTCACTGCCACTCAGCAGAACCTCGGCTCCCTGCATGTCGACCTGCCGCCGCTGGCTGCGCTGTTCTCAGGCTTCGCCGGTGAGCCTGCCTCGCTGCAGGTCACCCTGCCGGCCCTCGAGGCCCTGTTCACGGCCTATGAGGACCTGACCGGTCAGCTGGTGATCGTCCTGCCCGCCCTGCAGGCCCTGTTCGAGGCCTCCCAGACCGGCCGGTTCGACACTGCCACCCCCACCCAGCTTGACGGCGTAATCCTATGCTACCGGAGGCCGGTATGAGCGACAGCCTGACCATCTGCATGAACACTGCCGGCAAAGCCCCCAGCCAGTATATCAACGTGCCCTTCGCCTCGGTCGCAACCTTCGACGGCGACCTGCTCTACTTCGGCCCGACCGGCATCTTCGTCGAAGGCGGGGCTACCGATGTCGGCACGGCGATCAGTGCGTGGGTCGACCTGCCGTTGCATGATTTTGAGAGCCGGGCGCAGAAATCGATCGAGGCCTTCGATATCGGCTATGAGGCCAGCGGCACCCTGAGCCTGACCATCACCGGCGACGAGACCGCCGCCTCCGCCCGCACGTTCTCCCTGGCACCGGTGAAAACCGGCCAGGTCCAGCAGGACCATATCCAGACTCTGAAGAAACACCGCTACGGCAAGGCGCGGTACTGGGGGGTGCGGGTGGCCAATACCGCCGGCTGCGACTTCTCCCTCGACTACCTCGCCCTCGCGCCGGTGTTCTACGAGAGGAAGCCGCGTGGCTAGGACCACGAAAATCGAGCTGAAAGGCGACAGGTACAAAGCCCGGCAGTTGTCGCTCGCCCACACCAACCGCCTGCTCGAGAAGTTCCGCGGCTTCAACGACTTCAATAAGCTGATGACCAACAGCCACCGTGAGGATTTCTTCGACGACACCGGCGCTTACATCGGCTCGATCAAGATGCAGACTGTCTTCGGCACTGAGAAAGTTATCGTTGAGGTCGGGTCCGGCAAGTCGGTGCGCAAGCAGGAGATGCGAATTGATAAACGTCGCCATGACATGATCGTACCGGTTATGCGCAGCACCGATAATCGTTACTGGGTGGTCTGCCTTTCCGGAACCTTTGAGCCGCCATACCTTGCCTTCGAGAATATCTACGACATCCCCGCCGCGGAGATGGACGATAATGTTGAAACGGACATGAATATGCGACTGGTCTCAGCGCTTAACGAGAAGCACCTGCACTTCATCGCACAGACTGGGGTCAGACCTTCAGCAGCAGAGATTGAATGGAAGTATCATGAAGATGTGAATGAGCCATATTACAGAGAGCTTTCTTTTAGCGAGAAGCAAGCGTTTTATGTGTTCAGCGGCACCTGCTGTGTAGGAGGATATACATACATTGGAGGTGATCCGGGGTTCAAGGCGTGTTACTCGATGGCCCCGCCTCCGTACTCATTCACAAAGGAGAGCCACCAAGAATTTGAGGTGTTTGGGCAGGTTGCGGCCCTGCCTAATTCAGAGTCTTCCGAGTCAGGGACTACCACCTCCGTTCATGCCGGGGGTTGTACCGATGTGTGGGGAGACTGCGAGACAGCAATAGGTTTCGCTATAGCTGAATATGAGCAAGCGAAAGAACTCGTAGCTTGGGGATCTTCGTATCCGGGGGTTGTTAACTCAGAGAGTACGGTATCCACTAAAGGCGTTGAGCGGTTTGGCCAAGAAGGGAAGTCTATCAGACTGGAGAGAGACAATGTTGATAATGGGGCATCGTGTTATTCTGTCGAGGATACAACGGAAACTCATACACATACAGCCTCGGTATCTGGTGGATGCGTCTTTACGGTTACTGTTGGGAACGATGTATATACTACTGAGCATTCATATAGTTACTGCTTCCGGGTAGACTCAGACATATTCACACTGAGAGGTCCGTCGGAAAATGAGTACCCATATTATCAGCAGAGTTTTGATAATCAAGTCAAATACTATAACACAGATAGCATAGCCAGAGTAACGGGAATGATGTCCGCTGTTCGCGCTAGTGGCAGTACCTCTGATAATTGGATGGAGTATTACTATGTTGGGCCTAATTCTCAAGGGACTCTTGCTGGCCCTGTACAGTTCCCAACCGTGGTCAGCAACGACGCATACGCCCACACGATCCCCGACATCGGCCTGCCGGTAGACACATTGTTCAAAGGCGAGATTTTCCTCGCCTTGCTCCGCACCACCAAAGAAGATACAGTCCAGATACTTTAAAGGAGATACGATATGGGTGGTTTAGGATTCCCTGCTTACGATGCACCTGATCCCGGCCTTGCCGGTGATCTGGTCGAGGCCCGCTTCGACCTCTCCACCGACCTGGTCAGCCAGTACGACGCAGCTTCAACCAGTGCTCTCGGCTCTCTTGGCAACGCCAGTTTCTCGGTGCCGATGGGCAACCTCGACCTGCCGTTCGATGAGGTCAACCCGCCGGCCATCGGCGAGCCGCCGACCCCGACCGCAGTCACTCCCTATACCAGCCAGATGCAGGCCGTCGTCCTGAGCGACATCAATGCAATGCGCAACCTGCTAGGGCTGGTCGAGGCGACGATCGAGAACGTCACTATCCCAACTCTCACTGCGATCGAGCCGACGGTCACCATCCCGGACGCTCCGGACGATGCTCTGCCGACGGTGCCGACCGATGTGCCGAATGTCTCCGACCCATCCCTGCCGGTCGCTCCGGGGCTCGACCTGCCGCCGGTGCCGGTGCTTGACGATATCTCCCTGCCGGCTGCGCCGATACTCGACTCTCTGCAGTTCGACGGCGTGATGCCGACCGCCGACCTGACCCCGCCCGAGCCGATGTTCGCCTACACCGAGGGCACCTACTCGTCCGATGTCGCCGACGCGATCAGGACCAAGCTCTACAATGACATTACGCTTGGCACCGCGGTCTACACCGAAGAGGTATGGACAGCGATTTTCGAGCGGGCGATGACCGACCTCAACGTCGAACTTGCCAAGAACTACAGCCAGGCCCTCAGCAACTGGGAGCAGTGGAACTGCGAGATGCCGGACGGCACCCTGTCCAGTTCCCTGCAGGAAGTCCTCTTCGAGGAAGGCCGCAACCGCACTAACCTGATCCGCGATATCATGTACAAGCGGGCCGATCTCACCCAGCAGGCCACCCAGTTCGCCATCACCAGCGGTCTGGTCTTCGAGAAGCAGTTGATGGACTACGCCAACCAAGTGGCGAACCGGGCCTTCGAGGCTGCCAAGTTCCGGGTGCAGGCGATCATCGATGTCTTCAAGCTGAAGGTCGACGCCTTCAACGCCAGACTGACTGGGTACAAGGTTCTCGCTGAGGTCTTCGAGTCGCGGATCCGCGCCGAACTGGCCAAGGTCGAGATCTACCGTGCCCAGATGGAAGGGGCGAAGATTTTAGGCGAACTGCAGGTCCAGAAGGTGCAGATCTACACGGCCCGGGTCAACGCCCTGCAGGTTGTGATCGACCTCTACCGTGCGCAGATGGAAGGGGCGAAGTTGCAGATCGATGTCGACAAGAACAAGATCGACGCCGCCCGCCTGCGCATCGACGCGGTCATTGCCCAGATCCAGGGCATTACCGCCAAGTACAACCTCTATCAGGCGCGGATCGCCGGCGAGACTGCCAAGGTCGAACTGTACGGCAAGCAGGTAACCGCCTTTGCTACACAAGTCGACGCAGCCAAGGTCAGCTCCGAGATCAACATCGCCGAGATTGAAGCGGCGACGGCCGGCAACAAGGACAAGATTTCCGTGCTCCTGGCTGCGATCGAGCAGTACAAGGCCGACATCGGTTACGAGGTAGCGAAAGATGAGACCGGCGCCAAGGTCTACACTGCTCAGATCGCCGGCTACACGGCGGAGGTCGGACGGGAAGGTGAATACTTGAAGGCTCTTGTAGACAGGTACAAGGCCCAGGTTACTGAGATCATGGCCAAGGCCGAGATCGCCGTCAAGGAACTCGACGCCAACCTGCGGGCGGCGACGGCCATGAAGGAAGTGCAGGTCGAGGCCTTGAAGGCCGCTGCCCTTATCCAGGCCCAGAAAGTCGCCTCCGCCCTGTCGTCCGTTTCCGCCTCGGCGCAGATCGGCTTCAACGGCAGTGTATCTGATTCTTACAGCCGCAGCGCGAGCGAGTCCGAGGTGAACAGCACCAGCCACTCCGACGAGAGAGGGGAGTATCATAATTACAACTATAGTGCGTAAGGCTATTGACTAGACTTTCCGGATAGTTTCGGATAGACTGCAGGCATATAAGGAGGGTTCACCATGACACCTGAAGAGAAGGAAAGAGCGAAGGTCAATGCGTCGTCGATGCTCGGGGCTGGCATCCGCAAAGTCGGGGCGCCGATAGTAGCTGGCTTGGCCGGCACTGCTGCCGATACAGTATCCCTCGTTCCTCGGGCGTTCGAGCGAGTTGGGAATAATGTCATCGCTGGATTCCGAGGGGAGCAGCCGGACACCAGCGAGTTTGTAATGAACCCCTACACCCGGTTGGCCATGGGGGCAGCCCTTGAGCCGCCAGTACAGAGCGTGAACTCGGCCGCCCCGGTAACAAGCGGTATCCGTCCGGCCGCAGCAGCCGCTCCAGGTAACCCACTCAGTAAGCCATCCCCGCTTACTCCGCCGACGACCGCCGCCAAGACTGCTCCGACATCAGCATCGACCAACGCTGTCAACACCGGCGGCGGGACCGCCCCTCAGAACGGCAACTTCCTCTACCCTGAAGACCAGGCCAGGATGGAGCGAGTCGGAGGCATCCGCCAGATGCTGCAGTCGCCCAACCCGGATATCGCCTACTCGATGATGCGCGATGAGAAGACCGGCAAGAACGTCGTGCGCGAGACGATCAACGGCAGCGGTAACAACTCCGCCCCAGCCCTGAAGACCCCGTTTGTCAGTGCGAAAGCGTTCGCCCAAAGAACCGGTTGGGACAAGGATGGCAACCCGATCTACAGCACCGGTGCTGACGAGATGGCTGCAGCCAATGCCGGCATCGCTGATTACAACAACGCCCTGCTGAAAGGCTACCAGGACCGCAACATTGCCTTTACCAGTGAGCAGGGGGGCATTCCCCGCGACCAGGCCTCCGCTGCCTATGACAATGCTCGCGCCCTTGAGGTACCGCTCGAAGGTCAGTCGTCTCGAGGTTTCCGGGCAAACAGTCAGAAGAAGACCGACTTGATTGGCAAGTATGTCGCTATCGATGTGCCCGGGGAACCTGATCAGTACGGGATGCCGACCACCAGAAAAGTCCTGGTCAACCCAGTCACTGAAGAGATCTTCGACCCGACCGCGGGGCAGAGCAAACCCGCTCTCCTCAAGGCCGCACTCGGTAGCCTGTCGGCCGACAACCGCTCGGCAGTGGAGAAACACTTCGAGGGCCGTAACGACGCCACCCACGAGGAAGTCATGGAGTACATCAAAACCCTCAACCAGTAGGGGTCTGCAATGCCCGCTCTTTCCGACCTGCTCAACGAAGACATCGACCAGCCTGTTGTCAAGAAGGGCTCTCTCGCTGACCTCACCAACTCCGCCGAGGCTGTGCCTCCGACCGCAGTCGCTCCGCCGGCCGGTATCCGTGGGGGCTTCATCCCAGCAGCCAAGCAGGCGATCGGAGCGACGGTCAAGGGCGCCGGCCAGGCAGTAGCCGACCTCGGCCTCACCGGCCAGGACAATGCGATCAAGCGCTACGGCCAGGAAGTCATCGAGGCCAACCCGACCAAGGTGCAGGGCTTCGGGGATATCCTTGAGAACCCGGGCACCACCGTCACCGAGGCCACCGGCAACGCCGCAGGATCCATCGGTACAATGCTCGGAATGCGGGCACTCGGCCAGGGCATTACTGCTCTCTCACCGTTCACAGGCGCAGCCGCACCGGTCGTTGCCGGAGCAGGGCAACTCATCTCCTGGGGCGGGCCCGCCCTCGCCGCCGCCCTGCCGTCGTTCGGGGGCATCCGCGGCAAGCAGATCGAGAAAGACCCAACCGCAGCCGGAGATTTCAAGGACAAGGCCGTCGCTGCCTTGGGCGCGGCCACCGTCGGCGTTATCGAGACCAAGTTCGGTCCGCAGGACTGGGCACTGAAACTGACCTCCGAGGCCGGCCGCAAGCAGCTTGCCGGGATGTTGGCCGACACTACGGTCATGAAGGCTATTGGTTCCGGCGCGGTCAAGGGCGGGGCGATCGAGGGTGCTGAGGAGCTTGTCCAGAACCCGGTAGAGCAACTCGCTTCCGGCGACAACCCGCTGACCAAAGAGAGCCTGATGGAGACTGGGTTCGGCGGCGTGATGGGAGCGGTCGGTGGTGGCGTACTCGGCGGGGCGATGGGTCCGGCCATGCGTCCGCGTGCCCAGGAGGTCCTCGATGACACCCCAAGCGAAGACCCGGTAACCGACCGGGTGAGTGGCGAGCTGCTGACCACCCTGCTGCCAGAGGGCATCGTGCTCAACGGCACCAAGAACAGCATGGCCAACGTCAGCTTCCCGACCGCCGACGGCCAGCAGGCTACGATCAACATCCCGATCGACGAGGTCAGTAAACTCCTCGCCGCCAACAAGCCGGACGAGATCGCCGCGGCGCTGGAGTGGGTCGAGCAGGAGCGGGCGGCGAAGATTTATAACAAGACGAAGAACCTGCCGGCCGAGGACTACTCAGGCGTGACCGTGCCGCCCTCAAGGACCGCAGGGCCGGGCTACACAGAGTCGATCATCAATGAGGGGTTGTACGACTTCGCTGAGCAGGGACAGGCCGAGCAGGACATGGCCGACACCCGCAAGCGCAAGAATGACTTCGAGCGGATGAAGGCCGATCAGCCCTCCCCCGGTCTCGGCATGAGGTTCGCCCAGCCGCCGGTAAAGCCGGATGTCAGCAAGACCCCGGTCACCGGCTACGAGGCCGATCTGGTCAAGGTCGCCGACACCCTGGGCAACGAGCACTTCGTTCAGAAGAAAGAGCTTGCCGGCAAGGGCAAGGAGATCGCCCGCTACACCGAGGACGGGCGGAGGACGGTCACCACCATCCCACGCGCCAGTCTGGTGCAGTCGCAGCCCGCCGAGCAACTCTTTACCCGCCTGCCGGACGACCCTGCCAAACCTAACACGGTGCAGTATAATGTCAGGGGAGAGGTCCGCACTTTCGCCCCGGCGGAGGGGATGAGCAAGGCGGATGTCGAGGAGGCCCTCGCCGCCCGTAAAGGTCCCGGGTCGCAGGTTGCCTGGTTGCAGAAGAATACTGTGGAGGTGAAGGATGGTACAGTCAACACAAGGGAAGCCGGGGCAGGCGATGTCAATACACGTGCTGCAGGAGATGTTGGCGAAGTTGTCGCCGATACAGGTAAGAGCCCAGAAGTACCTG